ATGTGCGTCCACTACAACCCAGACTCCCCCGAAAACATCCGCCAGAAATTGCAGGTGGATCTGCCGCTCAGCTATCCGGGAGAGACCTGGCCGGGGTATCGGGCGCCTATCGTGCGTAGGAAGAAGGGGGCGCGCGCCGAGATGGAGGTGCTGCTGGCGCGCATGGGCATGATTCCGCCCTGGGCCAAGGATGACGCCATCGGCAAGAAGACCTACAACGCGCGGACCGAGACGGTGGCCGAGAAGCCCAGCTTCCGGCATGCCTGGAAGGCGCACCAGTTGTGCCTGGTGCCGATGCAGGGCTTTTACGAACCGAACTGGGAAACGGGCAAGGCCGTGCGCTGGCGGATTCGCCGGCAGGATGCGCAGGGCTTTGCTGTGGCCGGCATCTGGGAATGGTGGAAGCCGGCCGGCCAGGAGGCCGAGACCTCGTTCTCGCTGCTCACCATCAACGCCGATGGCCACGACATCATGGGCCGCTTCCACCGGCCAGGGGACGAGCGTCGCTCGCTCGTTATCATCCCCGAAGACCAGTATGACGCCTGGCTCGATGCCGACACCGAGATGGCGCGCACCTTCCTGAGCCTGGCGACACTGCGTGATTTCACCAGCGAGCCCGCGCCACAGCCCAAGAAAGGCGAGACCGCTAGTCTGCTCTGACTGGTGAACGTTCGTTCTCTTTGGCTAGAATGCCGGCATGTGTATCGGCATCATGTACAAGGGCACGCAGTCCTATTTCTATAACGCTGACGCGTGCCTGCCCATCATCCATCCCCGCACCGGCATCATCGAATGGCTGCCCTGGGGGATGCGCTCGGCTGAAAAGCACGTCCACTTTTTCAATGGCAGCACTGTCACCGACCATGAGCTCCGAGAGGGCAAATGGGCCGAGCTGCAACCTATCCCGGTGCGCATCGCCGCACAGCGCTTCGCCATGCTCGACCGCGACAAGGACATCCACTGGATGCCGGTACCGGAGGGGATGGAGCTTCGTGGCGTGTTGGCCCGGTGGCGAGACGAGGTGAAGGTCTATGTCCTGATCTCGCGCGAGAGCTATAGCGGCCACAGCTACGAATGGAAGCGCTGGCCAGTGTTTCGCCCCGCCACGCGCATCAGGCCTACCCCCAGCGCGCTGCAAACCAGCCAGGCTAGTGCCAACAAGCTCGATCACCTGCGCGACCAGGCCGGCCGCGACCACCACCTACCCACCAGGCGATAGCCGAGATACCCACAACAACCGTGGATAACCCTGTGGAGGGTTGCTGTAACCGCCCGGCGGCGCAACCAATGACTGGGTTGCTCAAAAAGCGTGCAGGGCCGCGGGTTCTACAACCACTACATCCACTTGCGGCACGGGCCGCCCTTGATTTCGTCTTGCGATCACCCAACTACGGCGGCCAATCCGGCAAAGGAGATTGCCATGACGAAGCGACGCAAACGGAAAGCAAAGCGGCCAAGGCGAGATCAGCCTGGCCCAGCAAAGCCCTCGGCCCTGAGGCGGGCCTTTGAATGGGTCTGCACAACATTGATTGCCCGGTTGGCCCTTGAGGTACTGCTGGGGCTTCAGCAGGAACTCGGGCGCATGATCGATTGGCTGTGATGTCCGCCACTGGCAATCAGCCCTTTTGCCTGCTAAACAAAAACTTGATTCGCCTAATTCAGCCCGCCGAAGCGGGCTTTTTTTGCGCGCCCCTAACCCGCTAGTCACGGGGCGCTCGCACTGCTAACTCGACAGAACTTTGTAGAGCAGTACCAGGAAAAAAATGAGGATGACGAGCAGATTGCCCATGGCGGTCTCCAGCTGGTTGATAGGAGGGGCGACAATGCCACGCGCATTGCCTACCGCTCTGCTGAAACCCGCCCTAATTTGGGGGGGTTACTGCAAGCCGGCCAATCTGCTCCTGTCGAATCACCCAACCCTGCAGATCCGCTAGCCGCCTAGCGTTGTCCTGACAGGCGCCATAGTTTTCGACAACGGTACCGAGCGCGTCATCGGCTGTAAGCCCGCTGGGGGCTGCATCAGCGATGCCGGCGGGGTCGGGAATTCGGGACAGTGCAGCGGCGTCGTGGAGCTGCACCCAGCCACGGTCCAGCTCACAAGCAGCATGGTCAGGATTCGCCACATAGCGGATCAACTCCTTCTCGATGGTTCGGTAGACGATGCGATCGGCCGCCCTGCCCTGCTCATGGGCCACGGAAACCTGGTTGGAAACAGCCTGTTGGGCGCGCTCAATGCGCACCACGCGCAGCACGCTGTCGATCTGGCCCTGCAGCTGGCTGTCCTGTTCGTGCCTGCGGCCCTGCAGGTAGGCAAAGCCGGCAAGTAACGAGATCAGCGCCAGCGCGGCAAGCAGTCGATAGGGCCACGGTATTAGTTTGGTCAGCATGGCACGCCATCCTTTGCTAAAACGGGCATGTACGATTTCCTCCCAATCTGGCCCGCCCTTGAGCGGGCCGCTTTTTTTCAGGCACCGAGCGTGGCCTTGGCGCGCGCCCACAAGCGCTTGCGGTCATCCAGCCCGATCAGTCCACCGTTGATGCGGCGCGTAATCCCTTCGAAATCGCCCTTATCTGCCAGCGCATTGCAGCCCGCCTCGCGCCAGAACCAGGCGGCCGAACGGCATGCGGGTACTGGCTGCAGCAGCTGGTCGGGGTTGCCCGTCAGATCAAGCCCCAGGGCCACGCCGGCATTGCCATAGTTCTGCCGGCCGGTCAGCTGGATCAGCCCCCGGCCGCGATAGCGCCAGCCATCGCCGCTGGCCACATCGCCATTGCCCAAGCGCAGCGCGTAGGTGTGGTTTGCAATGGCCACCCGATCGCGCTGTATCTGCAGCGCCAGCGGGTTGGGTACGCGTGGCTTCGCCTTGGCGTTCACCGCGTATCGGCCGGGCCAGGTGTCGGCCAGGCCCTGCGCGCTGAAGTTCAGGTTCTCTTCCAGGCGTGCCAACTCGGCAGACTCATGCAGTATCTGGGCAGCAAACGCCGCCTGACGGGGCGGCGTGGTGATGCCGAATTCGGTCATGGCCGCATTCAGGGCATCGATGAAAGCCGCGCCGCGGCCGTTGATGTTCGGCACGATGGCCATCAGTTGAGCAAGGGTCATGGCATCACCTCATGTTGTGGCGGGCGGCGGGCTGATCGCAGCAAGCTGCGCCTGTCGGCCAGCAGGTAGAGTACGACCCCGCCCAGGAATATCGGCAGCGCCCACGGCACAGGCGCTCCACTCAGTAGCCAAACCGCCATGGCTAGCGCGCCCACATAGAGCAGCACCGCGGCCAGGCAAAACAACCAGGCACTGTCGCCGCTCAGCCGGTTGATGATGCAGTCGGCCCGGTACCAGACCAGGCCCGCCGCCAGCAGGCAAATCAGCCGCGCCACCCAATCCCAGAAGATCAGAAGATCAAGCATCCTTGTTGCCTCCCTTACCTGCGACCAACCGATCAACAAGGCCGGTCGATAGACGCTCTATGCCGGGCATGATGACCCGGTGCGCCAGATAACCAATCAGCAGCGCCAGCCCCGGCGCGAGCATGGGGTGGGCAATGCCACTGGGCGCCTTGCTCGACCCGATCATCACTGCAGCCAGCACGGGCGCCCCGATCACCGCAAGCACCGATCCACCCACAATCCGCACACAGCGCTCGGCAAACTTCGCACCCGGCGCCCGCGCCTGAGACCAAACCGCGCCGGTCACCGCCCCGATCAGCACCCAGGGCTCAATCCCGGTAGCCACCCCAAGCACGGTAATCCCCGCGCCGGTCGCAACCGTACCCAACAGCCCTGCACCTGCAATTGCCGGCTCAGCCATTCCTACCCCCTCGCTAAAATCTGTTTGGCCTAAAGGAACACCCCCAACCCACGACCAAGCAATCAAATTGCCGTCAGATCACGCGGTTGGGTAATTGCCCCCTGCGTGGCATTGACATAGGACGCCACGGCACGCATGGAGACCGATCCAGTCAATCCAACCGAGAAGTAGTAGTACGGGGCACCAGTGGAGGAATTCATTTCTCCAAGCCCCCAGGCTGAGCTACTGCCAAGCAAACCCGAGCCGGCACGGTAGGCCGTCTGCACCGGGTAGTCGCCCACGGGGATAGCACCGGCCACATCGCGCTTTACCAGCAGCCGGTGCTGTACGTTCCCGCCGTTGGCACGGTAGGCGCTCAGGTACTGGTAACTAGTGAACTGGTTGACTAACGCCGTACCTGCCGGAATCTGGTACGGCATCCAGTAGTCATGGTGCGACAAGGCCAAGTACTTGCTGGTGCAGGACAAACCCAACGCCTTTGCAATCGTCTCGGCAATCATCCGATTGCCTTCCACATTGGCGTGCGACCCATCTACCCACATATTCAGCGTCCCAATCAGGTAAGCGCTGTTGGCAATCGAGCCGTCGCTTTTCAGGTAATCCGGGAAGGGGATATAGGTGCCATTGCATTCCCTCGCGCAGCGCAGTAGCTCCTGGCGCGCCCGGTTTGTTTCTGGGAAGGTCCAGCAAAAATCAGGGATAACAACCTTGGTCTTATGGGTGTTGGCGTAGCCGATCACCCAATCTATTCGCTGCTTGAAGGCAGCGTAATACGCACTGTCGGTATCGCAGTCAGATGCATCATTGATACCCAAGGCCAGAATGAATGCAGAGGCCCCCGCAATACAGCTCTCGATCACAGCCTCATCGGCATATCGGAATCGCCGACCGGACTGACTGAAGTTGTTCACCACCAGCGAGGACGTATCACCCGTCGTGTAGCTGAAGCCCGCGAGCTCAATGCCGGCAGCCAGCGCCACAACACGAATGGTGCACGCCCCCTTGCCGTTATCCGTCATAGCTACGGCGATATTCTTGGTGGCATCGATGGATGCATTGGCTGTATTGGTCGTACCAACGCTAACGCCATTCACAAACACCTCGAAGCTGCCACGCCCTGGCCCAGCCACATACCAGATGCGGCACTTTTCCTGAAAAGTCGGCAGCGTAGTCTCGATATAGGCGCCGGAAACCGTATTGGTGAATGACAAGCCCTGTACGACATGGCCACCGCCACTGGTGCTTTCCTTCGCATCCCACGACCCACCATTGTTGTTAAAAGTGATGGTGTGGATGTCCTTGGAAAGTGTCGGGCCCGAGCCCAATGTCAGCAGTGGAGTGAACCCATACGAGTAAGTACCCAGCTCGGCATGCATCATCCGGGTGAAGATGCGCGCCCAACCGTCCTGATACAGATCACCTGCGAAAGCACCGTGCGAGATCGAATCACCCAGAATATTGATGGGCGGCGCCCCCCACCCTGTCGGCGCGCCAGCTACACGCTTGGTGGAAGCCTTCCAGATATTCCAGTCCAACAGGCGCCCGCCGGAGCTCGCCGCTGACACAGCCACCACTTCCGTCACAAGCTCAGCTTCCGCCTGTGCGGCGTTCGCCACAGCCGTGGCTGCGCTGGAAGCGCTCAGCGCCGTATTCGCCGTGGTTACAGCAGCTGCCGATGTCGCCGAGGCTGCCGCCGCGTTCGCTTCCGCACCGGCAGCCAGCACCGAAGCACCGTTTGCAGCATTGATTGCCACCGAAGCCGAAGTCGCCGCAGAGCCAGCCTGAGCTGCTGCTGCATTGGCCGTAGAGGTAGCAGACGATGCGGCGGCCACTGCACTGGCCGCCTGCGATGCAGCACTGTTAGCCGTGGAAACAGCCGATGCCGCGGCCGCTTGCGCCGCGCCAGCAGTCGCCAATGCCCCCACACCGATCGCACCCAACTCGATACGCCAGCTCGAGAAAGTCCCCGCCCCTTCAAAACCGGTAACCGATAGCACAAGGCTGGTACCGGAATAACTGGATACCTGGCCGGTCACATAGGCGCCAACACTATTGGTAGCGGTCAGCCACTGACCCACAAACCACTGCTTGCCGGCCGGCACGACAAAGGTCTTCGCACCAGTACCAATAAGCACTGAGCTGCCACTGGTAGCCGTGTAGTCGGATGCATTGATCGCACCCACGGCGGCATTCACGGCCGCCCCGGCAGCATCCACCGTCACCTTGGCGATGTTTACCTGGTTGCCGAGTGCGGGCACAAATCGCACGACATGTCCGCCACCATCCAGGCCGGTAACCGGGTTGGCATCGTCACTGACGGTTGTGCCATCACCACCCACAGCCGGGTCAAAAAATACGGAGGTCATCCGATCAGCTCCTCGAGTTCGATAGGCGTCCTATGAGACGCAAAATGCGGCCAGGCAATGGGAGAGAGCTTGCGGAAACAAGCGGGAAACGCGCGCTGCAAGTACGAGGAAGGCTCGCTCGGCTTTTCTACGTAAAACACTTCTTCTGAGGTATCTAGCGCGCGTTGCATCTGCATCACGCGCTCGTACGCCTCGCCCTCGGACATCCAGTCCAGCTCAGCCTGCAGAACGCGGACCGGCTGCCTTCGCTCGAAAAACTTGGCGCCAGAGGTCGCCTGAGCCTGAATCGTTCTGGACTCGTACCCAAGGCCACGGCCGTAGCTGATGTTTGTCTCGGGCCGATAGCCATCACAGAGATACAGCCGGCCAATCTGGACATACCCATCTGGATTTGACGTGTCGCTGATCTCTACCCGCCAGTAACGCGCCCAAATTTTGGTTTCAGGCACCACAAGCGAGACTGGCCGATACTGCGCCAGCGCAGCTTTCGAAAGACCGCCAGACCAGAACTCAGGTTGCCGCCACTCCAGCGCCCATAGGCCAAGCCAAGGCCACGCCCGCACCCAGGCAGACTGATACTGGATATCCAAAAAATCACCATCAGCTGCGCCCGTTACACGCAGTACCGCGCCGGCAGTCAGGTTATGGTCCGTCAATGCCACAAGGGCGATGCTCTTCTGAGCACCGAGATCAACCGCAAACTGCGTATCAAGCAGATCAGCCGAAGTGGTTCTGGCAACCTGACCAAACAGCCGCGTGCGCACATTGGTCAGCGGCAGCGTAGGGGACCAATCGCCACCAGACAGGGCTGCCGCATCCGCATAGTTCGGGTAACCAAGCAGGATGTTCGACACAACTACCCCCACAGCGAGATACGCATGGCGCCGACATCGCGGCCCACCTCGACCTCGACGCCGACCACGAGAAAGACCCGCCCGGCCTGCAGGCCAAAGCGGGGATGGGACAACTTGACGTATTTACCAACATCAATTTTTTGCAGCCGGCTTGCCGTGCATGCCACAACAACATCCACCAGCAACCGCTCAGACCCATAGAAAGCCAGCCATGAATCAGCCACAGCAGCGGCACCATTGGCACTACTGAGATCCGCGTTGACCTCAACATCACGCGCCAGCAGTCGCTGCTGGGCCGCCAGAGGGTTTTCTGCCGTCGCATACCTTACTGCCTGCATCACCAGGGCGCGCCGAGCCGGCGTAGCCGCACCAGCAACCTGAGACTGAACAGTGTGCAGACGCTGATAGGGAACGCGCACACTCCGTACGGGCGCGCCGCCGTCATCTCCATCACGCACAGGCTGGATGCTCTGAATTTCTAACTCGTTCAGCTCTACGCTGGATATCCAGCCCAGGCGCACCTTCGCCATGGAAAAGCGGTTCAGCCGGTCGAATCCGAACCAAAGGTTGTCCGCTGGGCAAATGCGCTCCAGCACATCAGCAGCAGTGGATTCATCCTCCAGGTACACACCGCAACCTGGCGTATTTCCTGTTGGCGGAGAGATGGGCGTTGAGGATCCACTAGGCAGGCCGATATCTGCGATCAGCGCAGTTGCAATCTGCTGAGGCGTACTGCCCCCTGAGGCCGCAGCATCCACCGTCAACTGCGAGGCAGGACTCCCCACCCGAACAAACAGACCCTCGGGGCCGCTGTAAAGACGGTACTTACCCGCCGCCGGTGCACTAGCCTCCAGCTGGGACACAGACAGGTAATCAGCCGCTGAATCCTTGCCGATCACCACCCCCATATCAAACACGCAATCGCCACCCGCAGCATGGAACATCAAGGTGCCCGGCCTATCCGACACCTGGTAGATATTCTTGATGCTATTGACTAGGCGAGGCGCGATGTTTTGCACCACGCCATAAAGACGAGGCTTGCGCTGGCCCTTTAGATCGCCAGGCCCACCCTCAAGCCCAGCCTCATCAATGTTGGTGCCGGCATAAATTGCGGTCAGCAGCGGGCGGGTGAAATAAACCGGCGTGAGGTCGAGCACCTTAAAGCGCACTTGCTCATAACCGATCAAGGGCTGGGCAACCAACCCCTTGAATGACTCCGCGCCAGGCAGAACATATGCACTCGGCTCCGAATCGAAATACCAGACACGGAACTCGCGTCCATCGAATGCATAGGCACTCAGGCCATCCAGCGCGCCGTCCTGATTGTTCAGCACGATATCGCCGAACGTCGCCTGCGGACGTCCGCCCAGTGCTCCCAAAGGGATGCGCCGGGAGGACCGCAAGCCCTCGCCCAGCCGCGGCACGAAATAGACCTCGGATGGGATATCAGTCGGGCGGGTAGATATACCCTTGTCGGCATAGCGCAGCGTCTCAACCAGGCCGGTCACCAGGTTGAGGGCGTCGATTTCAAGCAGGATCATGCCAAATTCTCTTCAATAGCTTGGCGCTGCAGACGACCAGATCGCTCTACCGCTTGCGTCAAAGCATCCAGCTTTTTAGCCGTCTGCTCAGCAATTGCGGTTTGCTGCCGGATCTGCGCGTTGAGCGTCTCGATGGTTTTTTGCTGCACGGTCAGCTGCTGCTGCAGCAAACCATTCGACTGCTGCACCGCCGCGGCCGTCTGCACCACTGCGGCACTGGTATCAGGTGGCGCGTAGCCACCCACAGCGGCCTTGTCTGCCACCCCACCCAACTCGCCCACCACCTTGTCGAACAGGCTGGCGTAGCTGGCCGAGCTGGCATACATCTCCCGCCCCAGTGACAGCAGAATGTCGCTGGCCGACTGCAGCTCGTCTGCATAATCGGCATTACCACCCTGCACCAGTGCCAGGTACTTGCTGTAATCGCCCTGCGCGGCGCCGAAGCGATCGGCAATACCCCGCGGGTTCGCATCGCTCACCGCCAGACCATCCAGGTACTTGCGCAAGTCCTCACCCGCCGCTTTCCAGGCAAGTCCAGCCTGGTCTGCCACGTCGGTAATCGATGCAAACGCCCCAGCCAGATCCAGCAGGGCGTTGTAGCTGGCCCGGCCGGCCTCGGTCGTCAGATCCTGCGCCTCAACCAGATCACGGAAAGCATCGCGCGAGCCTGGCAGGCTGAAGCCCAGCTTCGAAAACTGGGCCGTCAGCAACTCGGTCGCACGCGCCTGTTGCTCGGCCTCGCTGTAGTAGGTGGTGTAATAACTGGTGAACTTACCCGCCAGCGCCTCAACGCCACCAGCCAGATCCACCATGCTCTGGCGTGCCTCCGCACTGGCCAGCGCCACGCCACCAAACGCCACGGCAGCATCCTTGCCCATCACATCAGCAATGGTATTGGTCAGCTCGAAGGTGCTCGCCAAACGCGCGAAGGTCGCCACCGCGCTTTCACCACTGCGGGCCAGATCAGCCAACCCCGGCGCAATGCGCAGCGACATCTCGTCGCCAATGCCGGTAAACAGTTGGGTAAAGGCGGCGGCATCCGTCGCCGCATCCCCAGTCAAAGCCAGGCGAATCGACTTGCTGTAGCCAGTCAGGGCATCGGCCGACAGCCCAATCGCCTCAGCGTAGCCCGACACCGACCCGCGCACAGACACCAGCCCAGCATCCAGCATCTGGTCCAGCTCGCTGTTGATGGCCGAGTAATCCGTACCGCGCTTGGTGCTACGGAACAAGCCCCCCTTGCGTTGCCAGTCGGCATATTGCGCGCCATCAAACCCGGCATCACCGAAGGTGCCCTCAACACCAGACTGGGTCACTTCCTTGGCTTTACGGCCAAATAAGCGTGCGGTGAACGAACTGCCCGTCAGCATTGCCGCCGTCTTCCCGCCGAACATCTTCTCCAGAAGCGGCGTAGCCAACAGCGTGTCGGTGAACATCTGCACTGGCAGCAGACCTTTGGGCAGATCGCCACGCTGCAGTCTCCAGCCAGCGTCATAAAGCTTGCCATTGGCAATCGCAGCCAAGGCAATAGCTGCTGCAGGACCAGCCCACGCGGCCGAGGCGGACCCAGCCCCCATCGCCCCGCCCGTTGCCGAGCCAGCACCGCCATATAACCCGGCACCGTAGTCCGCAAGGCCCTGCCAGCCAATCGTGTTGCCAAGCCCATTCAGGCCAGACCCAAGGTTAGAGAACATGCCTCCGAAGCCACTCGCACTGAAACCATCCCAAAGCGATTTCCCAGCACTGAGCCAGCTGCTCATGCCGCCAGCCCCTCCGCCACCTCCGCCGCTGGAAATGCCACTCAGCCAGCCCACAAAGTCATTCACAGCACCCTTCACGGTGGCGCTGTACACGGCATCAGCCAGCGCCGTGGCCACCGTGGTCCTAAGCGATTGACCCAGCGACTTCAACCAGTCCCCATTGCCGTTGAAGATATCGGCGAAGGTGTTGCGGAACACGCTATCGATGGCATCTGCGGCTTTTTGCCACTGTGCAGCCACCTCCTTGGCAGCCTTATCCGATGCCTCCAGACCCTCACTCGCCTTTAGCGCAGCAATCAACCGCTTCTGCTGGTCTATCTGCTCCTGCAACGCAGCGGTGTAGCCAGGAATCACGTTGTCAGTCGCCTCCAGCTGCGCCAAGTTGTTTTGCATCTGCGCCAGCGTCAGTTCAGCCACCGCCGACTTGCCCAACCCATAGGTGGCATTGGCTTTTTCCTGGGCATCAGCAGTGCCAGCTATGGAGTCAGCCGCCTTGAAAGCACTCTCCACCACCTTGTCATGCTGGGCCTTGACCTCCGCCATCGCCTTGGCGCGATCCTTGATTGCCGCCTGACTCTTGAGAATCACCGCCAGCTCGTTGGCGGCCGAGAGTTCCAGCTCCTTCTGCACGCGCGCCTTGGCGCTTAGCGAGCCCTTCAGCTCCTCCTGAATCTTGAGGGCGCGGCGCTCACCATCATTCAGTTTGTCAGCCTCCAAGCCCTGCTCTCCCAGCAAGGCCAAGTACTGGCGCTCTGCCACAATGCGTGCCCGCAGGGCGGCCAGTTCGCCCTCCCCTTCCCCAGCACGGGCGCGCAGCTTGTCGGCATACTTATCGCGGATGGCCGATAGCTGCTTTTGCAGCTCCACCTCACCCACGCCAGCAACCTTAGCCAGCTCACGCGCCTGCGCCAGTTCACGCTCCAGCTTGACCTGCTTGCCAGCATACTCAGCCGATAGCTGACGCCATTTGATGCCAGCCTGCTCGACACGCACTCGCTCCGCCTGCTGTTCAGCAAGCGCCTTATCCATACGCAGATCGGCCTGCAAGCCCTCGCGCATTGCCTGAAGCGATTTCAGCTTGTCGGCTTCAGCTTCCACGGAGATACCTGCACGGCCAGTGCGCGCTGCCACCAACCGAGCCTGCGCCATCGCAATGTCGCGATCCACATCAGCCAACCGCTCAGATAAGGACTGTCCGCGACCGACATTGAGCATGGCATCCCATGCTTCCTTCGCAACGCTGGTGATAGCCCGCCATCCACGCTGAAGACTGCCCAGGCTCTGCTCGATCTGCGCAGTACGATCATCCATCGCCTGCGCATACGCAGCCTGGGCCGCTGCCGCCGCCTCGCTGGTACGGCCTTGATCCTCCAGCGCCTTGATCTGGTCATACACAGCAGCGGTCAGATAGCGATACTGCTCATTGAGCTTCAGGCTCGCTTCGACTGGCGCTTTGCCCAGTTCGGCAAACTGCTTCACCGTGTCTTCCACTGCTTGGCCGACAGCGCGCTCCATACGCACAGCAGTTGCGCTGAATTCCTCCAGATTCTTACCGGCCACCAAACCCGTGGCGGCCATTTGTGCTAATGCCGCCGCAGCTTGCGCCTCAGTACCCGCCACCTGGTCAATTCGGTCAGCCATCTCCGCCAACTGGCTCACGGAGGTGCCGGCGGCATTGCCAGACAGAATGATGCTCTTGGCGAAGGCCGAAGCCTCCTTGCTGCCCTGGAAGTACGCTAACCCCAGCACACCAGCAGCGGCGGCGGCCAGGCTGAATGGATTCACCAAGCCCAACACATACTTGCCCAGCTCACGCGCTGCAGGGCCGATGCCGCCAAACATGTCCTTCAGCTGTCCACCCTGCTGCAGCAACACAGTCAATGGCTGCTGGCCAGATGCCAAACTGGTAAAAATGTCGGTGAACTGGGCCGGGATGCCGCGCAGATTGTTCGACATCTGCTTGGCCGTCATGCCGGCGTGCACCTGCTTGGCCGCGGTCTGGTCGAGCTGATCCAGATAGGGCCGCAAGGCGTTGACATCGAGGCCTCGCTGCTGAGCCAACAGCTCGAAATACTTGCTGCTCTCGCGCGAGCCTGCTTCCATCACCGCAGTAGTGCGCTGGATAGAGCTGATCATCCGCGCCGTCGCACGGTCTACCTTGGCGCCAGCCTCCTCGCCACCCGCGCCAAACTGACCAAAGCCCTTCGATGCGTCCTCGCCAGCCTTCTTCGCAGCCGCCCCGAGCCCAGCCACAGAGCGCTTAGCTCCCGCTACACCGGCTTCCACGCCAGACGCATCAGCAGCAATTTCAATCTGTGCCTTGAGGTCTGACATGCTCACTCCAAACAAAAAGCCCTCACTAGGAGGGCTGTCGCATTTCTTCCAGGGCTGTCATCTCCATCACGCGGATGGCATCCAACAGCTCGTCATAGGCATCCGCATCTAACTGCATGCGGTCTAGCAGATGCAGCACGACGTTGTAATCGAGACCTACCGCCCCACTCACGCCCACCCGCCATTGGGTCTGCACGCGCAGGAAAAGCATCACTGCAGACCAGTTGTCCGGCCATACACCTACAGGGTCACTCGCCACGTCATCGGGCGTAAGGCCAAAGGCTGCCAGCTCGCCTGGATCTGGCGCCTTGGCATAGATCGCCCGTGCCGTGGCTTTCAGTTTCCCAACTTGGCCGAGCTGAGCTCGCGGATATAGGTCTCGATGATGGCCCGGGCCGAACCGATGTAGTTCGCGATGAGCTTACCCACCGACTCCCGATCAAACGGGTCTTCCAACTCCCAGCCACTGGCGATCTCGAAAACCACGTCTTCGTCTTCACGCCCGCCTTCCGCCAGGGAGTCAAACCATTCACGGTATGCGGTGCGATCGCGATGCTTGAAGGTGAACTTGACGGATTCGGGGCGGGCGCCAGGAATTGGGATCAATACGCTGGCTTCGAAAGTGGGCTTGGGTTCCAGACTGAATTTTGGCTTTGCCATGTCGTTCTCACTGTGGGCTGATGATGAAAAAGCCCCTTGCGATCTCGCAGGGGCTGGCTACATGGGCACTCAGGCCGTGTAACGAACCGGACGGGACAACAGGGAGAATGTCGCCTGGCAAGCCATGATCTGGTTCTTGGTCATGGACGGCGTTTCATTGAACGACACATAGCCGTTGTAAAGCAGCAGAGAACCGTCCGGCATGGTCAGACGCAGGGCGCGGATGCTGCGCTCCTCAGCTGCCTTCTTCAGCGCCTGATAACCAGCCAGGGTCGGGTCGTCAGCGATGCTGAGCGTGATGGACTGCGCGCTGGCCTGCGTGGGCAACTGACTTTCGAAGTCGTTTTCCAGAAATGCGTACTGGGTGAACTGCATTTCACCACCCGAGGTCGAGCATTCAAGAATCTGAGTGATCTGCGTAAACGTGGTGATTTCACGCACCGAACCGCCACCACTGCCCGCTGGGTAGAGCGCTGTATTCGTCGCGTCCAGTCCTTCGAAGTTGAAGGCGCCAGCAGTCTGGCCAGCTACACGCATGATGCGTTCATTGACCTTCTGCCAACCCGAGGTCACCTCGATAAGTGCACCATTGGCCAGCCCATGCGAGGCAGCGGTGGCGACAGCAGGATTGGCGTTACTGACTGCGGAAACGGTTTTGGCCGAACCATAGGCGGTGGCCAGGGCGATGATCACGCCGTTCGGGAGTTTGACGCTCACAGTGGTTCCTTCCCGGCCGGTGTCGGCCGATTGATTGCGCCCGCACTGGGCATAAAAAAACCCGCCGGAGCGGGTGGGTTAGGGATGCGGCAACACTAAAGCGAAGATTCAACCAATTCGCATTCGGCCTGAATCATGTAGGTCAGCATCTCAGCCGCCTTGGGGTCGCCCGGCAATCGCCGCCTGGAGCTCGGCGAGCCAGTGAAATAGAGCGCACTACCGTCACTGCGCTGCAGACAAAAGCTGCCACCAGGGTTCGCTGTCAGAGCCGCCCCGAGCAGTGCTTGGCCTGGGTCGGCCAACCGGTACAAGGTAACCCCGACCGCATAGGCGTTCAGCCCGGTGCGCCTGGCATATGGCTGCCTGGCACCCATCGGATTGCACTCTACGGTGCGATAGCTACGCTCCAGCTCATCAATCTGCTTCACACCACGAACAGGGGTGTAGGCCAAGGCGGCAAAGCCGGCAAGATCCAGGCTGGATGGCAGCGCCGCTGAAATCTTCAGTTGCGCACCTGCATTGATGTTCACCCTCATAGTGAAACCTCAAACCAAAGACTGAAGTCCTGCCGCGTACCGTACAGGGACGTATCTTCATCATGCATGGCAGTGAAACTGCCCAGTGCCGTAGGCTGAAGCGACATGGTGACCAGCATCAAGTCTTCAACCTGGCGCGCCAGCACATTCGCCGCCAAACGGGTTTCTGCCCAGACATTGATCTGCATGCGTGCATTCTTCTTACTCGGCACGCCAAGCTCCAAAAATGCGACCGATTCACCCCCCACCTGCTGGTAGGTGATGTAAGGCGCCAACACACCCTGAGGTGCGATATCTGGATAAACCCTCGCACCAACCAACGGGGACAACACCGTGTAAAGGACGGACTCGACAGACATCACGCTACCCCTGGCACGTTCCGCATCTTTTCAACAAAAGTCGCTCGAGCAGCCTCCAGCGCAGCCACCCGCTTCGCATCGAAAGCCGGTCGCAGAAACGGATGAGCCGGCGCACGACTGGTGCCGAACTCGACCAGATGACCGTGAGGTGCTTTCCGATAATTCCAGCTGATGTGGTAGGTGGATCGCTCATCAGTGCTGCGATCGCGACTGAACGCCTGATAAATCGAGTCTCGCAAAGCCCCCGGCAATATCACGCGACCACTCTTGAGCTTGCGCACATATCGCGATATCGGCACACGTATCTTCACCTCGCGATAGATCACATCGGCGCCCGCCTGGGCGGACGGTCGGACTGCCTCTCTAGCCTCGTCTGTTATGCGGTCCAGCTTGGCGAACAGATCACGCGTATCGAAATCAAGACTGAACATTGACTACCTCGCAAACCAGATCGATGTACTCCCGACCAGCCAAATCCGGCAGCACCGCCACGATGCTGTAAACCACCCCGGCATGCACCACGCGCATGCCGGCCTGCACGCCCGCCCGATACCGAATGCGGATACTGGCCTTGGTCATACTGACAGGCGCATCTGCCTTGACAGCCTCCATGCCGCTGAGATGGCGTATGTGCGCCCAGATCGACGCCACATCCATCCAGCCCGCAAGCGGCTGGCCGATCTCATCCCGGCCGACCCCCTGCTGCTGCAGCACTACGCGACGATTCAGACGACCAATCAGCATCACGCCACCCTCAAGATTCGGTACTGATCCAGGAGACCATCCAAGTGCGAGTGAGGTAGCTCGACTACCGAGGCGCCGGTCACCACGCTATTGCGGCTTTCATAGGCCCCGGCTAGTCGCAACAACATCCAGCTGCGTATTGGGGCCGGTACGGCATCGCCCGCAGCACCATAGCCACAGCGAACATCGATTCGCACCGCATCGGGCGCGCTTGCCGTATCGGGCCAAACATCAACCGGATACAGCAGCGGGGCGACATCGGCAGCGAGCAGCTTGTAGCCGGCGGATGCCATCAACTGGTCAACACCATCACGATCTGTGTAGCTGAGCTGAATGACCGACTGCACAGGGCTCAGTGCGAGATCGATAGCCTCAAACGGAAAGCCATCCAGCGTAATTCGCCAGTCCTGGGTAATCAGCGCTCGACCAGTCAGCCCCTCGGCTTTCATCCGTACCGCGGTGATCAGCAGCTCAATGAGCGCGTCCTCATCGGCATGGTCAACGCGCAAATAGGACTTTGCGACGGACAGGGGAATTGGCTCTACGGCTGGCGGAGTAAGTTGCTGTTTCATGGCATCACCAGAAATTCACCAGTGCGCCCTGCAAGCAGCAGGGCGCGAGGGTCAAGCGCCGGCGTTCAGGCTGGCCGCGTAGTTCACAGCATCGGGATGGTCATCGACCTGACCCGCAGCCTTTGCGGAAGCCAGCTGGTCCGCCTCGAGCTGTACCAGGGCATTGACGCAACCATGTACGCAATCGACCAGCACGCGAACCATCACAAACTCGGCCGGCGCACCCTCATCCTGAGTTGGCGGCACATCGTCGCTGCCGGCCGGCGCAAGGTCGGATTGCGCAGCTACATCGGCACTCGCCTGACCAGCATCAACCGGTAGCGCATCCGGCTTCAACTCGCCGCCACCAGCCCCATTGCCCTCTGGCAAAGCTGTTTTTTGTTTGGACATTGCAGCCTCCAATGAGAAGGCCGCCAGAAGGCGGCCTGATGGGTTAAGCAGCGCTTAGGTAGCGCTGTGCTGGTAAGTCTTCACGGCGCCGGTATCCAGCAGATTGCCGCCCGAACGCATCCAGCCCAGGAAACCTACCTGGCCCTTCTTCGTGTAAGCGGAATCGGTGAAGCGGAACAGGCTCACCATCAGCGCATCGCGAATGGCGTACTTGCTCAGGTCGCCAAACACGATGGACTTGGCGCTCGCGGCCGGCACCGGCATATGGTTGTTGATCTTGGTCTGGTGGCCCAGCAGCAGGTCTGGCACTTTGGCGGTGATGCCAAGCTCATAGCCAGGCGTCCAGATCGGGCGACCACTGGTGTCCTTCAGTTTGCGCAGCACCTTGCGCGCCGCCTGGGCAAACATGAAGCGGCAATCACCGCCCTCCAGATAGGCCTCGTCCACCGATTCAACCAGGTCGACCAGATCGTCATAGCTGAAGGTGGTCACCGAGCCCGTTGCACCCACCTTACCCACCGAGGCGGCAGTCACAATGCCATTCGGCTGCCCGGTACCGGTGCCCAGGGTAAAGTGCTTGTTGGTCACACGGCCCAAGCGCTGAACCAAGCGTGCACGGATGAAGGCCTCGATATCAATATTCGAGTCCTGCAGCAGTTCGATCGGCACAGCCACAACCTTGGAGCTGTACTTGTAAACCGGCAGGCCCACCGTGCCGAAGTTCGGGTCCAGATCGGTGGCAGAGCCGTTTTCAGCAATGATCTCCCCCTCTTCCGTCGTGCCATCCGATGTCGGGTAGGACAGCGGGTTGCCCGAGCTGGTGACCAGCACCTGGGCCACATCACGCATGCCACCATAGGCCTTCAATGCCTCGACCAGGGAGCGGGCGATTTCAGTCGGCACTGTATAGCCACCCTCACTGCCAGTGGTCGTGCTCATCGTGGCATGCAGACGGCGCGCCTGTTCGTCAGAAAGACCGCGATCACCCTGGCGCAGCCAGGTGTTGAGCAGACCACGATCCGTCAGCGATTCGTCGACCGGGCTATCATGGCGGCGGCGCTCTCCCGCTTCACGAAGTGCATCATCAACCCGCTGGCCAGCCTCCATATCCATCACACGCTGGGTGCGCTCGATCTGCTCATCCAGCGCCACCACCTCGGCAGTCAGGCCGTCAAAAGACGCCTGAAGGTCCGGGGTCCAGCTGTTGGGGTTCTTGTCGAGCAGTTCACGGGCTTCCTTAGCCTTGGCCGCACGACGTTCCCGCAGGGCTTGAATACTCATGGTCTTCCTTTCAAAACAAAAAGCCCGCACAGGGCGGGCTTGGTTGAACCGGCTGCGGGAACCCACAGCGGTAAGAAATCTCAGGCGGCAGTAGCGGCCAGCATGCTGAGGCGGCGCTCCAGGGCAGCACGGTCATGAATCTGCGTCTCAGGCTCGATCAATGCCTTAGGCGGCTTGGCATACGCAGAAAGATCCCAGCGATTGCTGGCTTTCTTGGCTTCGACGACGCGATCAGCAAAGCCGTTCTCTACAGCCTCGTCAGCCGTGAACCAGGTTTCAGCATCCATCCAGGCCACAATCTCATCCCGCGGCTTGCCAGTTTTGCGGACATAGTCATTCGCCAGACTGTCATCGACCTTCTCCAGCAGGTCGGCCACATCACGCAGCTCACCCTTATTGCCCATGGCGAGAGTCCAGGCGTTGTGGATCATGAAGAACGCCCCTTGCGATATCTCGACCTCATCAGCCGCGGTGGCGATATAGGTGGCCGCGCTGGCAGCCAGCCCGTCAATATGCGCAATCACCTTGGCGTTATGGGCGGCGATCGCGCCCGCCATGGCGCGTGCATCGAACACATCGCCGCCAGGACTGTTGATGCGCAGGTGAATCACGCTGGCGGTGATGCCGTTCAAATCCTTCACGAACTGCTCGGCAGCAATGCCATACCAGCTGTCGATCGCGTCGTAGAGATAGATGGTCGCCTCGTCGCCCTCAGCCTTCACCCGGTAATCGCGGGGCCGGTCCTTGTTGGCGTTCAGGAGGTTGCGGAGTTTGTTATGCCTCATTGCCGGCTCCAGAAAAAATCAACTGATCACCCCCCTCAAGAGGGGGCAGATTCTTAACGCGACGCACTTCGTTGACCGTCATCCAACCCTGCTGACCAGGACCGCCCAGCGCCTTGGTGAAGTACTGCGATTCCGCACTACTGTCGCCAGCCATCAGCGCATCTCGGTTGAATTCCACAAACCGGCCAGCCGTGCGGAAGAGCTTGCGATTCAGCTCCTGCTCGATCTGGGTGATGTGCTGGGTAAGCGTGTAACGCACAAAGGCGATCGACATCTGTTCGATGCCGCTCCCCCAGGAAGTAGCGCCGGAAGTCTCACCGATCATGTGAGGAGGCACGCCGAAGGCGCGCGCGATATCGATGACCTGAAACTTGCGCGTATCCAGCAGCTGGGCATCCTCCGCCGACATGGTGACCTGCGCGACTTTGAGCCCGTTTGTCAGCACTGCTGGCAAATGAGCCTTCTTGACCCCCTGATGACGTTCACCCCAGGTCTTCCGAACCAGATCAGCTGTCGCATCGGACAAATTGCCATCGGCCTGCAGCACAAAGTCCGGCCTCGCGCCGTTGGCAAAGAAACTGCCGCTGTACTCATCCGCCGCCAAGGCATTGCCCACGGCATTGCGTGCGGCATGGCGAATCACTGATTCGCCGTCCTGGCCATCGAAGCCGAACCCCGGCAGATGAATCACATCGTCCTGGTCGAGTCCGTATGGGTCACCTTCACTGGGATAAACATCAAAGCGCAGGCGGCCATTGACCTTGCGGCGTATCACCTCGCCATACTTGAGCGGCTCGAATCCAGTCGGGACGCCATTGGCCGAGCGAAGGATGCGGGCCATGCCATCACCACGTAGCAGCTTGCTGGCCAGCAGGTATTCCCAGAAGTTTTGCGCCGTCCAGCATGGCCCGGGCTGCTCGTTTAACAGATACCAAAGCGCAGCATTTTCGTCGCGCTCGCGCCCTTCCGGCTTGCGGCGATATACATGGATTGGCAGAGTCGAAACCGGGCAGGCGATGCGCGTGACGCAGGCGTAGACAGCCGAGACTCGCTTGGCCGTCTCGGCATTTACCGCCACGCCGGCCGAGGCGGACATGCCACCGGTCAACACCTCATAGAGCTCACTACCGCCCCAGCCCTCGCTCAACTTCATGGCTTTCACGCGTGCAGCTTCGCGCTCTGCCATCCATGTATTCAGCACGACGCTGCCAGGCTGGCGGACGCGTTCGGCGTTGTACCAAGACTGGCTCATAAGATGACGATCCCAGGTTCATCAGGTTGCACATGCACGCCCGCCCGACTCATCGCCATTACCGTGGCGACTATCGGGTCGATGCGTCCGTTGTCGTTTGACTTCTTCTTGTCAGGCCGGAAATTGCCGTTGGTATCGAACAGCAAGGCCACGTTTCCAGCAGCCCAGCGCAGCACCGGGTTCCCTCCGTGGCGCAGCTTCTTGCCATAAACCAGCTCCTCAAGCAGCTTGCTGCCCGGGTGCATGCCGCCGGTGTTTTGCGGCACTTCCACCAGCACCAACTCTGGTGCGGCCTCGGCCAGCTCATTGACCAAGTGGGTGGCATTCCACTTGTCGTAGGCCAGTTCCACTAGGTCGAAATGCTTGCGCACCTCTTCCAGAATCTTTCTCCGCATGGGGGCGTAGTCAGTCACATCCCCCTCGGTAACCAGCAAATGGCCAGACCGCTCCCACTTGCCGTAGGGCGCAGCATCATCCTTCGACCGCTCGACCACCGTTGAGCGCGGGCAAAAGGTGTAGACCAGCACGTACCAGGCCGGGTCGCCATCAATTGGCGGGAAGACCAGCGACAGCGCAGTAAGGTCGCGCGTGGCCGCCAGATCCATGCCGGCGAAGCAACGACGCCCGCGCAGATCGATCGGGTCGAACCGCTTGCCGCCTTTGTCCCAAACTGCGACATCGAACCAACCATCTGCGGTGTTGCACCAGATGTTCAGGTCCTTGGTTTTGAAGTTGGCAAGCGCACTGGGCAGGGCCGCAGCCTTGCGCGCCATGGTGCGCATGTACTCAATCGTTTTACTGCGACCCAGCCCGGGGTTCGCCTTGATCCAGTTGCGCTCGTCGAGCGGGTCATCCCCATCATCGAGCGTGTAGATGTAGCCGAAAAAGCTATCGTCCTTCCGCTTCCCCTCCAGCACCGAAACCAGGTACTTGCGGATATCTGTACAGATGCCGTCCAGAATGAAGCCTGATGTCGTGATCGCCGATAGCAACGGCTGGTCGCGCGCACCAAGGGCCGACTCCATCACCGCCCAGAGATCCGGCGTCTTCTGCGCGTGCAGCTCGTCATACAGAATCGCGTGAGGGTTAAGGCCGTCCAGGTGATCCGCGTTTGCCGGCAACGGCTTGAACACCGAGCTGTCAAAGACGATCTTTTCCTGATTAGCTCCCTCGTGAATCTTGAAGCTGCGCGCTATGCCGGGTGATCGCTTCGCCCAACGCTTGATGTTGTCGAAAGCAGGCTTGAATACCGCCATCGCTTGCTCTCGCGTCGTCGCAACCGCATACACCTCGGCGCCCAACTCGCCATCCATCATGAAGAGGTAAGCACCCTGGGGCCCCTTCCACGTGGACTTGCCATTTTTACGCGCCACTTCTTCATAGCTGCGTGCGAAGCGCCGCTTTCCGGTGGCGGCGACCAGCCAGCCGTACAGCACCGCGGTCCAGAACAGCTGCCACGGATCAAGCTTGATGGGCTGCTTCGCCAGCGGCCCTTTGATATGGACGAAATGGCGCTCGATGAATGTGATGATGTGCCAGGCATGGCCCGGACTGAACTCCAGCCCTCGCTTTGGCCCGTCAATCAAGTCCTGGTAATGACGCTCGACAGCAAGGTAGACATACCGGCCCACCACGATTTCACCGCGGAGCACCGGCAGCCCGTACTCCACATCCCAGCGGTGCAGTGTTTGTGGCGTTAGCCTGGCAAGACGCTGCGGCGATCTGCGGTGGCGTGCGCCACGAGCTCGCCGAACTCCAGATCCAGCTGGCCGCTTTCGCCCGTCCTCGATTGCTTCAACTTCGCCTCCACCAGCGACATAGCCGTCAAGCAGCTCGCTGGTAGACATGATTGCAACTCCGATCGGGTCTTACGCTCGTTGTAACTGTGCGGCAGCTCAAACTGCCCGCCCTTCTTGCCTTTGCCGTATCGACCATCCTCTTGGCAAAGCTTCACATCCTTGATCCATTCGAGGTACATCCTCGTGATCATCAGCAGGGAAATGCCGCTCGTACTGATATCGACGCCAGCGGCAATCAGGCTGTCACAGAGGTAATCCCAGACCCGCCGGCCGGATGTGTCGAGATTGGCCGAAGGTGGCAAGCTAGGCCGCGTTCCACCAAGGCCCTTCTTGGCCGAAATCGCGCCACCACCCTGAATCAGCGTTAGCGGCGGTTTCTCGTCGCTCATAACCGTCTCCAATGACCTTTCGGGTCAAAAATCACCCCCAGCACGCGTTTCGTGGCACCTCAAGCCTTCCCAGTGAAGCCCCCCCACCATTTCCCGAACCATTTCCATAAAAATCTGGGGAACCGGTCGGTCTAGGGCGAAGGGGTTGCGGACTTTTGACCCACCCCCACCCGGCCGAAGGCGCCATCCTCTCGGGCTGTTTTCTCGCTGTGGTGTGAGTGGCAGAGGGACTGCCAGTTGCTGCTATCCCAGAACAGGGCCATGTCGCCTTTGTGCGCAATGATGTGGTCGACATCGGTTGCCGCAGTCAGGACGTTCCGACGCTCGCACTCGACGCAGAGCGGATGAGCACGCAACCAGCCGGCGCGGGCCTTTTGCCACCGTGATCCATAACCGCGCTGAGCAGCTGTTGGTCGGGGAGCCTCTTTCGGCCGGTGATCCTTGCAGTAAGGTCCATCACGCACTAGCTGCTTGCAGCCAGGGTGTTTGCAAGGCTTGGGTCTGGCGGCTGGCATTCAGAAGCACCAAAAGCAAAAGCCCCGAGCTAAACGCATCGGGGCTTGTTGGTTTCGCCGGGCATGACAAGGGTGCCATCAGGCACCCGGTACACGCGCTAGGCGGAAGCAAATTGTGGAGCGGAGTGTATACGCGCATTTCGCCGGCTGGCAACTACCTCGTAGCGATTCCACACCATCATCGCCGCCTCGCGCAGCATGCGGTCATAGCGCGGGCGCTGCATGGGCAAGGCCAGCGCCCTGCTCAATGGCTGCCAATTCAGGCGGCGCACATAGTGCCCAACCAGCAAGCCGCGCTCCTTGGCTGGCAGGAATCGCATCACGGACTCAACCAGTACCGCCTCACCAGCGTCCACCTCTTCACCGCCACCGGCCACGGACAACGGCACAGCCCGATATCGTCCCTCAGCAGATCGCGCACAGCCGCGACCCACCATCCCCTCGCGCGCCCAGCGCCCCCAATTCGACAACAGCTGATCGACTCGCACAGGTACAACCTCAATCATTTCCACGCACATCGCGCATTCCTTTCAGTCAGCGCGCCCGCTACAACCCCACACGCCAGGCTTAGGCCCGGTCTATGCACTTCAACAACATCCACTGCAGCAAACTTGATCAACCAACAGGCTGACGATATAAATTCGCTGTGGCAGTTGGGCAGATCCTGCTGCCGCCCGAACGTGGTCTTTTGGCCCGTTTGTTTGGCTAACTCGGTTTTCATCGGTTAGTACCCGCTCTCCCTTTTTAGGGATCGGGGCTCACTCACTAACCGGGATTCCCATGCCAAACACCGTCGCCACCATCCGTAACTCCGCCTACCACGCCCAACACGGCCTCTGCTTCTACTGCGGACAGCCAATGTGGAACAAGGCAACCCACCCCACACCGCATATCAAGGGCCTCACCGCCAAGCAGGCCCGACTGCTCGAATGCACCGCAGAGCACCTGAACGCTCGGCAGGACGGGGGCGGAAACAGCCGGTCAAACATCGTCGCCGCCTGCCGCTACTGCAACCAGCACCGCCACCTGGTGAAGCACCCACCTAGCCCCGAAGCACACAAGCAGAGGGTGCAGAACAGGCTCGCGCGCGGACGATGGCACGGCATTCGGGTGGCAGCCAAAGGCCATTAGGCTCATGCCGCCCGGCCAATCTCCGCCGCCGCAGCCTCAATACGCCTGTGCCGCTCATCTGCCGGCAGGTCCAGCAGCTCGCGCAATGCATCCAGGCGGCGGCGTCCTGTCGCCCGGTCGCGCGATACTGGTCGCAGCCACGGGCCCGGCTGATACTCAGGCACCGGTGGCCAGTCCGACCGGCGCAGCTGCTCGCTCAAGCAGCGGCGCCAGCCCACAGCCATCACCGTCCAGCTGTGCTGGCGCACCTCGTCCGCCCCCAGCGCCATGGCCGCCCAGTACACCGCTGGATGCGACCACGCGAACGGCTCGCCGTAGCGCATCGCCGCCAGATTGCGCACCGCCTCACGGAAGGCCATTTCCGCATCCGGTACCGGCGCAGCCAGTGCCAGAAACTCACCCAGCCCCGGCGCCTTGCGCAACCGGTTGCAGCCGTACAGCGCCACCCTCACCTGGGCCGGCTTGATGCCCGCCTTAGTGAAGGCATCCGCCCACTCCCGCTCCCATGCCGACCGCAGGCGCGCCGTCTCCTCCGAGGTCTCACCCACGAAAGCCGACGTCCAAGCCACGCCGAATTTGGCCGCGAGGCGAAGCCACAGCGCCGCAATCGGCGCGCTCGCCTCATAGCGCGGGTTTGGCCGCAGCCAGAAATTGTTGCCCGGCACATCCAGCTCGTTACCCATGTCGCACCTCCGTCCACTTGCGGTGTTCCTCCAGCGTGTGGCCTGCCTCGGCAAACACGCGGTACTTGAACGCCTGCGCATCCTCATCAATCGCCCGCACCACACCCAACTCGCGGGCCTTACGTTCGATGCCCGACCAGCTTTGATGCCACGGCAATCCCAGCATCTGCCCCCCTGCTGACGGCTGCGCAGCAGCCAGCGCCTCATCCCCTTCCACCAGTGTCTGAGCGGCCTTCAGCAGGTACAGCGTCGTGCGGCCGCCCTTGGCCCGCGTCAGCGCATCGGCCCGAACCAGCACGGCAATCGACACCCCTGCAGCCAGAAAGCCCTGCAGGATCGCCGTCGCCTCAGCACCCAGGGCACCAGCGGTCGACCAACCCAAGCGGCCAATGGCAGCGAGATAGCCCCCGACCTGATCCGGGACCATCGCCAGGCCGGCGAAGGGGTCATTGGCTAGCTCGCGGTCGTCTCTCGGCTCGCTTTCCATCACTGAAGGTTCAGGATGAGATGAAGTACTTAAGAGAGAGGTGTTGGGTATTCTTGATGACGGCCCAGTATTCGGCCCGGTTCCCGGCCCATTACTCCCCGCAAAGCCGCTGCCAGCCTGGCTTTGCCCCGGCCCAGTTCCCGGCCCGGAACCCGGCCCGGTTCGTTTTGGGCGCACCTGTTGCGTAGCAGCGCCCGCCATTCGAAAAACAAGGCTGTCAGCGCTTCCCTCGCGCGCAATCAGCAGCCGGCGTTCCAGCTCATCCAGCGCCGTGCGCAGCTCCTTGTCGGTAGCCTGAAACACCGTCTGGAAGCCCGCACCGCGCCGCACGACCCGCTCGGTACGCTCACGCAGCATCTGGCGCGAAACACCCGTACGCCCGCCCGCGCGGCCCGTTTTGGTATCGGTCACCGACAGCAACACCATGTAGACCGCCATCGCCAGCGGCCCCGCACCCAGCAGCGCCTCCATATTGGCGTGCGTCACCATGAAGAACCCTTCAGGAGCGCTCATCCCACCACCCTCCTCGCCCCTGCCACTGGCGCTTCAATTCGGCGCGCAGCTCGGGCTGCGGCGCTTTGCGCGCAAGCTCAATCTCCTGCATCTTGGCCTCCAATGCATCCCAGGCTGGCGCCAGCTGGCGCAGCCAATGCCGCGCCTCGCAAATGCGCCGCCATTCTTCCGAATGGGTATCCATGGCCATCAAACCCGACCCAACAGATCAGGGCTAACAATGGCCGCCTCCAGCTCAGTCTTGGCGTGGCGCATGGCCGCCTCGGCCTCGGCCACCTCACACAAGGCCACGCGCGCCATATCCAAGGTCGGCGCCTGCGCCAGCGCCACCAGCGCCTGGGCAGCCTCCGCACTTTCCTTCTGCGTCTCCGCCAGCAGCGCCAATGGCGAAAGCCCACCCGCCCCAATCGCACGCGGGGACACAACCAAGTCAGCGGCATCGCCCAGCAAGACCACGGCAGCACGCAGGCGGCGCGGCATGGGCAAGGTGGCCAGTAGCGTCGGCACCATATCGGCCGGCAGTGCGGGCGAGCCCTCCTCCCCATCCAGCCAACGCTTCAGGCGCATCGCATTGGTGCGCATATTGGCGAAGGCATCGCCACCCACCTGGAAGCGGATGCCGGTAACCAGATCGGCGCCAATACCCACATGGTGCTCAACCACCTGCTGGGCCAGCGCCTCGCGGCTCCAGTCCAGCTCCTTGCGCCAGGCCTCAAGCTCGGCGCGCAATACCTCAGTGGGGCTGTGTTGCATACGGAACATGGCAAACCTTCACGCGTTGTTTACAGTGAACCCCATCGCAGCACGGCAAAGGGTCTGGGAAGAAAAAGCGCCAGCCGAAGCTGGCGAAACGTGGACTGCGGGCGCAGGAGCCACGGAGGGAAGTCAATGCACGAGGAAAAAAATGAAACTGGATCGCCAAGTACAAAGGGAGCTGCTCGGAAAACTTGCAGATGCGTATCCCAAGAAACTTACAACTATGGAGATGCGGGACGTCTGTGACCGCAGCATTGCTAGCGCCAACTTGGCATATCTCCGAGAGCACGGCCTCGTGACCTACCTGGAGAAGCAAGTACTCAGCGGAGAACCTATTCCATCGAACGTTCAAATCACAGCCAGAGGCATCGATTTTTTGGCCGACGACGGAGGTCTTAGCGCCGTGCTTGGCGTTGTTACCATCAAGCTGCATCAGGACACCCTGCAGGCTTTGCTCGCGACAGCGATTGATCGGGCAAAGCTCCCTCCCGAGGAAAAGAAGACGATGCTTGATCGCTTCCGGAGCCTGAGTTCGACGGGAATGACCGCACTGATAGAACAGCTTGTTTCGAAGGGGGTTGAAAACGCGCCGGATGCCATTGACGCAATTCGTAAATCGCTTGGTTATTGACCAACGCCACATAAGCGAACTCGCCCCAGGCACCAGTTGCCGCCATGTCGAGGTAGAAACTGGCGCCCACATAGCGAGACAGACGCAGGACGAGGCGCAAAGACGATGCCCCCCTATCAACAGGCAGCTCGAAAGAAAGCTGCCCATGAAAGCGCCCCTCGTCGTCGCCGTAGATGTAAGGGAACGCGCTCATGCGGCCTTCCTTTCGTTATCGACCGGCAATGGCTTCGCCGTGCCGCGCAGATAGGCCCAATCCACATCCGGCCGCAGTTCTTCGCAGGTGACGGCGCCAGCCGACTCGCGCTCGATTGCGATTGCCAATGACTCACGAAATCTACGGCGCGGAGACTCACTGATGATCAAACGGAGATATTCGATCGACGTGCCGCAACGCACCGCGAAGCTCTTTCGCGCGTCGGCATCTGGCAGCTGGTCGAGGAAGTCTTGGATTTGCATGCCAAGACAATATCAAATGATGTTCTTTTGTTCAACATCATTTGAGGGCTTATCAAATGATGTGCGTCAATGTGTAATCAAGCCGATATGAATGAAGACATCAAACACATCCGCTGGCGGCGCCTGGAACAACTGCTCACAGAACGCTTTTCTGGCGTTATGGCGAAGCTGGCCGATCGCATAGAGAAAAGCCCTACCTACACACGGGCAATGCTCAACCCTACTCAAAAGGGAGGGCGGTGGATTGGTGAGTCGATGGCCCACCACATCGAAGATCGCCTTGGCCTGCCTCGTGGATGGCTGAGCAATACAGATTCGGATGTTTTGCGCGATAGAAACCCCAGCCCCACCCATGGCGGAGAAGAGCAGAACTTCGCAGCCGGCCCCACACTTCGCGGAAGCGTCCCGCTGATTTCCTGGGTTCAGGCCGGCGCTATGACGGAAGTTCAAGATCAGCTATCCCCAGGCGAAGCCTTAGATTGGGTCAGCACTACCGTCCAAGTGCGCACGAACACCTTTGCAGTGAGAGTGGAGGGCGACAGCATGGAGCCCGACTTCCCAGCCGGCATCATTCTGGTGGTTGAACCGGAAATGCAGGCAGAAAACGGTGATTTTGTCATTGTGCGCAACGGCGCCGACGAAGCCACCTTCAAGCAGTTAGTGAAAGACGGGGCAGATTGGTACCTCAAGCCCATAAACCCACGCTACCCAATCAAACCGCTGAGCGAGTCCCGCATCGTTGGCGTGGTACGCGAGGCCGTTCGCAAGTTTCGCTAGGCCTCAGCGGCGACCGACTATCCGCCCGACTATCCAAATTTTCACCCATAGGTTAAATTCGTGCGCCTTAAGACCTTGGCCAAGTCGAGAAATGAAGTGGCGGCGTACTGCTCTGACGGTGACGCGCCCGATGTGCTCGTTTGGTTGCATGGCCTGCCGCAAGACATGCAAGGCAGTGCCAAAGGGTTCAAAGCACTGTTTGACCGGTACGCAGCAGATGGCACTCAGAATTTGAGCAAGGCGCTCTTCCACCAAGTGGATACCGAGCACCAGATATGGGAATTCATCAAGGGCAGGCTGCGCATCTTCTGTTTCATGGATGGCGGCAAGCTGCTGATTTTAACGCACGGCGTTGTGAAGAAATCCCAGAAGGTAGATCCGTCAGCAGTGGCTTCAGCGGTTGTGCTCAAAGCGCGCTACATGAAAGAGGGTAGAGAAAATGACTGACATCATGCAGTGGTTCGATGACATCAAGGACACGGCAGGCTATGTGGCCGACCATGCCAAACTGGACTTCGCCGCCGATATCGAGCGCCATATGGAATCCATCGGCATGACGCGCTCCGAACTGGCTGCCAAAATTGGTCACGCACCGTCTTACATCACCAAAGTGCTGCGGGGCGATGCCAACCTCACTATTGAAAGCATGGCCAAGCTCAGCCACGCGCTGGGCTGCAAGCTGTCGATTCATGTAGCAGACAACAAGGCCAAAACCCGCTGGTTCGATCTGCACGACAATACCTACCACGCTTCTATCTCTACCGTGGCCGTGCAAGCGGAAACTTCGGCCGCTGCTTCTCGCTTCTGGATTCAAACGCAAAATGAAAAAGCCCGCACCGTCAGTTATCGCTGATAACTACTTTTTCCCGATTCAGCGGGTTGACGCCAATCCGGCTTTCGACCCGGAACAGCACTCCGATAGCATCATCGACATGGAAATTGACGTGTCTGGTGGCGCTCTGCCGGAGCAGGCTCACAAGTTTGCAGTATCATTGCGCGTGCGCTCAGTAAGCACAGAAACCCGCGTCCAGACCTATGACTTTGACGTGCAAATCTGGGGGTCGTTTACCTACATTGGCGCACTAACCGAAGACCAGCAACATGCGGCCCGGGTTTATGCCGCAGACCTGCTGGGCGGTGCATTGCGCGAACGATTGGTTGAGCTGACTACGCGCGGGCCTTTCAAAGCTGTGGTGCTCGGCCCATGGCCTGCCGAAATTGAAGACATCATCAAGCAGTTGGATTTCAACCCTATCAGTTAAGGATTGGCTCAACGCGCAGGCATACAACCCTGGTAATTCGCTCCCCCCGCCCATGTGGCGGGTTTTTTATTGCCCAAAGAACATCATTTGATATTGACACTGGAAAATATCATTTGATATTGTTCAATCATCCCCACGGAGCTGCAGCGCGACAGCGCACCGCCTCAAGCAGCAGACGTAGCCCTCACGAAGCGGGCATGGGGAAGGCGGGTTAGGCGCTAACGCGCAGATGTTCAGGCACTTGGCAGTCGACGTAGTTGCCGCCGCAGCGCAGCAGGTTGGCGCCGCCAATCACGGAGATAGCGATGTGCTTCGGAACCGGTGAATGAGGGTGCTCGCAGTAGGGAGTTCGATCTGTACGGAGGCCAGACGGCCGCGCACCCGGACCGATCTCTTTGCTAACGCGTTGTTCGATTTGGATTTTGTAGAGAGGACAAGTTGCCATGGAAGACCCCAGCAAGGAATTGCACGACGAGGCGCTAACGCTAGGCCAGACGCTAGCGAAGCTGCTGAACCTACCGCCGCTGACCATGCGCTTCAGCCTGCACTTTTCAAAGGACTTTGCGCGGGTCGAGGTGGAGCACTACCCACCCGGCGATTTCCCAGCTCAAGACCTGAAAACAGTGCTGTCGCAGTACGACTTGGTGAAGCGCGCGCCTGAAGCATAGCCCACACGCCAGTAAACACTAGCCCGGCCGCGCGCCAAAAGGAGACGTGACATGCATGCATTCGATAAAGCCATGAGCCTACTCATGCGCGAAACCAAGGCCCGGCTTCATGCGTTGGAAGCGGCCAAAGCCGAGATTGACCAGCATGAAGCCATAGCCGAACAGCTGAACGAGGCGCTAGGCACTGCGGAATGGCGAGTTGTGGTGACAGCACATTGTGACGAGGCCTCGGTGCGGCTGTGCTGCCACGCCGAAGACCCCGCAGCGATCCTGAACAGCTTGCGCAGCTGCGGCTTTATCACCCGCCACCTACGCAGCCAGGACGGCCTGCACTACTACGTGGCGCGCCAGCAGAACGGACAGGAGATCAACCTGCACACCAGCCACCTTCTGCCGCACTTCGAACGGTTTACACCCGCGCTGCAACTGATGGTTGTAAACGCCGGCGCTGCGGTTGCCTCCACTCATATCACCGACTTCAAGGTCGCCTAACCATGCGCCTCCACAAAATCGAAGACCTGCTAGCCGATCCGCTGCGCGCCGTGCAGCAAGCCCTCTACGGCCAGGGCGACGTGCACCCAGCCATTGCCGAGGCACTGGCCGCCGCCACGCTCAGCAATGCCCGGCAACCGGAAATCCTCGCCAAGGGCCTGCTGGTGCGCCTGCTCACCAGCTTCCAGCAGCTGGGCCACGCCAACATGGCCCTCGGCCTGGCACGAACCGAGTTGGAAGACGAAGCCACCCTGCGCGCCGTGGACATTGCCCGCGCCAACCTCGCCAAGGCCATGGAATTGGCGCTGACCGAGACCGTGCGCCTGCGTGCCGATAGCGAGGCCGCCACGCCGGAAGGCCTGCGCCGCCCCATCGGGCAGATCACCTCGCTGGATAGCGAAGTGCTGTACGTATTGAACGGCATTCCCACCGGGCTCTCACGCCCCGAGCTGTTCGCCAAATGCACGATGGCCGAGACCCCCAGCGAGCTGGCTGGCGCCCTGCACCGCCTGCGCGCCACCGCGGAAGTGATTGAGCTGGGCGGCATGTACTACCTGAACCTGCAGCTGCGGAAGGCCGCCTGATGCGCCGCCTCTTCAGCCAACCCAACGCCAGCCACCGCTGGACCAGCCGCCTGATCGCCGTGGGCGTGGTCAGCACCCTGGCCTACCTCCTGGCCGCCGCTTGGGTCTGCCTTACCGCCTTCATCGCCATCTGGGGAAACCAATGACCGACTACACCAGCTACGGCCAGGACCACCATATGGTCCCGCGTCTGTGCCCCACCCTAAACCGGCCGGCCACCGAATGCTGCTGCGACCGCTGCGAAGCCGAGCGCGTGTCGCCCTACCCGTCCGACGTGGAATCGGAAGGGGGCGAGCTGTGAACGCCAGCCGGATGCCGATTGAAGCAGCCCTATGCACCCCGGCCGACTGGGCCGAGCAGCACGCTGCCGAGGCGCGCGACCCGGAGCTACAGGCGATTGCGCCACTCAACACCCTGGCCGCCCAGCGCCTGCAGGTCTGCGCCGAGGTGATACAGCGCCAGGCCAACGTGATCGACCAGCTACGCAGCCAGCTCGCCACCAGGGCCCGCCCATGATCCGCCGCCTCCGATTTGCCATCCGCCTATGGCGCCTGGGCTTCAAGCCCGCCCGCGCCTGGCAACTCACCAAGGGGTTTGAACCATGAACCGCCTCGCAGCATTAGAAGCGCTCGCCCGCATCGAAGAGACCGGCAAGCGTTACGCAGAATCGAACCAGCTCAACAGCGGCATCAGCCTGCTCGAGCACACCAACCGCATGGTGGCGTACCGCGAGGCCACCCACCCAAACGTGATGCTTCCGCTGGTGGCCTTCCTGCAGTCGTCGCACGCCTTCGACGAGGTGTCCGCATGAGCGTCATCACCACCCACATCGCCATCGACCTGCACGACTGGATCGCCCTGCAGCTGGCCGCCGGCTGGCAAGTCAGCATCGGCACCCGCGCGGGCCGGTCGGTTTTGATCTGTAAGCGATAGCACCATGAAAAGAGACGACTTCACCCTTCAGCTCGACGTGCACCACGAACTGATCGTCGATAACTTCGCCGGTGGCGGCGGTGCCAGCCTGGGCATTGAAATGGCCACCGGCCGGCGCGTTGATATCGCGGTCAACCACGACCCGGAAGCGATCGCGTTGCACAGCGCCAACCACCCAGAAACCCGCCACTTCTGCGAGAGCGTGTGGGATATCGACCCGCGCGCCGTGACCGAGGGCCGGCCCGTGGCCCTGGGCTGGTTCAGCCCGGACTGCAAGCACTTCAGTAAGGCCAAAGGCGGCAAGCCGCGCGAGAAGAAGATCCGCGGCCTGGCCTGGGTGGCCGTGCGCTGGGCCGCCACTGTGCGTCCGCGCGTGATCATGCTGGAGAACGTGGAAGAGTTTTTGACTTGGGGGCCGCTGACCGAAGAGGGCCAGCCCTGCCCGCGCAACAAGGGCCGCACCTTCCGCAGCTTCGTGAATGCCCTGCGCGCACTGGGCTATGTGGTGGACTGGCGCGAAATGCGCGCCTTCAGCCAGGGCACGCCCACGATTCGCAAGCGCCTGTTCCTGATCGCCCGAAGCGATGGCAAGGCCATCGTCTGGCCTGAGCCTGTATATGGAAATCCTGACGATCTAGAGACTAAGCGCCTCAAGCTAAAGCCCTGGAACACATCGGCAGATTGTATTGACTGGTCGATCCCATGCCCGTCGATTTTCGAGCGCAGCAAGCCGCTGGCCGAGGCCACCCTGCGCCGCATCGCGCGGGGCATCCAGCGCTATGTGATCAACAACCCCAAGCCCTACCTGGTCACGCTCGCCCATGGCGAAGGCCAGCCGGGCAAGGCGCAGCGCTGGGGTACAGGCGTGCGCGCTACCGCCCTGCCCCTGCCCACCGTTACCGCCAGCGGTGGCTATGGCCTGGTGGCGCCCGTTCTCACTGAGCACGCGAATGGCAGCACCCAGCGCAACTTCCGGGCCGACGAGCCACTGCGCATCCAATGCGCCGAGGTGAAGGGCGGCCACTTCGCGCTGGTCGCGCCCACCCTGGTGCAGACCGGCTACGGCGAGCGGGAAGGCCAAGCCCCGCGCTCGCTGGATCTGGACAAGCCCATCGGGACTATTGTGGGCTGCGGGGTGAAGCATGCCCTGGCAGCGGCCACCCTGATCAAGCACTACGGTGGCAACTACACCGGCCCGGGCGTGCGCATGGACGAACCCATGCACACGACCACCACGACCGACCACCATGCACTGGTCAGCAGCAACCTGGTGAAGCTGCGCAACCACTGCGTAGGCCAGGCCTTGGACGAGCCAATCCACACCATCACAGGTGGTGCCGAACACTTCGCTGAGGTGCGCGCCTTCCTGGTCAAGTACTACAGCGAAGGCGGCCAGGACCAAAGCCTGCATGACCCCATGCATACCATCCCCTGCCACGACCGCCTAGGGCTGGTCACCGTGGCCGGCGTGGATTACGCCATCGCCGATATCGGCATGCGCATGCTCACCCCGCGCGAGCTCTACCGCGCCCAGGGCTTCCCCGACAGCTACAAGATCGATATCGAAATCAACGGCCGCAAGCTCCCCAAGCACGCCCAGGTCCGCATGGCCGGCAACAGCGTCTGCCCTCAAATGGCGGCGGCACTGGTGCGCGCGAACCTGCCAGAGCTGGCCATCAAGCCAATGGAAAGGATTGCAGCATGACAAGCCTCAGCAGCCTTGAACTACTGAACTTGGACGATTCCGTGGGCAAGAACTTGCGAGAGCTCAACCACATTCAGCTCCTCATCAACAGCTTCAACATCCTCAACTCCACCCGGCAAAGTGATGATTCGGAGTGTGTGTCGGGTAGGTTGAAGATTTCCATCTTCATGTCCTGTAAGCAATCTCACGGTATCGCCACCATTGATCAAATCAACAACAGTACTGAGCGACATGATTCTTCGATTGACGATCGCAATGCCGCCATCGATCGGCTCAAGATCGTGGATAAGAAACGACGCTTTTCCTGGCCCGCGTCTATTGTAGTGACTGACGCCGTAGTAACTCATGAATCCTCCTTGTTGTATGTGTTTGCTACCCGTACAAAGCTCTCGCTTTGGGTAGCAGCATTCATGCTAACTACGATGCGCTCTATTCTGGCCGCATTTCTGGCAACTCCAATACGGCCCATAGCGACCATTCGAGACAAACTTGCAAGGTCCACTACAAGCCGGGCAGACATTTCCTTTTCCATACTCGGCCCGCAGGGATACGACCGAGTTGTAAAGCAGCACGAGTGCACCAGCGATAGCACTAAGCGCGCTCCCCATCTGCAAGTAATGAGCAAGGGGGGCGACGTAAGCCGTCTGGGCAAACAGACCTGCCGACATAGCGAAAAGGCCCGCAATCGCAAAAAACAGGACTGGCACTTTGACCATATTGAACATCAACCGCACTTCATGGGAATTCATGGATATCTCCTTTTCGATAACGCTATAGCCAAAGCCAGGAGGCTGGCAATTCAAACCCATAGACCAGGAAGCCGCATCTCTCGCGGTGTGGCGCAAATCACGAAACCTATTCCAACGGCAATCGCCCCTCCAGCAGACCATCACAACTGCCCACGACCGCCGCTCCAGTGCTTTCACAAGGAGCATGTGCTGCTTGCCGAACTTACTCAGGTGCATCGGAGGTCAGCATGATCGCCGCCACCGGAATCATCATCACCACAGTCGGCATGCTGGCGGCCTGGCTGGCAGACCACCAACGCAACTGGCGCGCCCTGAACTGGGCATGGGGAATGACCCTACTCGGGGCGATCTGCATCGCCGCTAGCCTAGCAATCCACGCATCAAAGGTACTGCCATGAGCGAGCCACTCTTTCTATCCGCCGAGGAAATCCAAACCCTAACTGGCATCGCCAAAGGCCGTGGCGGGAAGACTCGCGAGCAACTGCAATGCGACTGGCTGCGCCTGAATGGCATCGCCCACAAGGTGAATGCGCGTGGCGCACCCGTGGTCTATCGTTCGCAATTCGTAGGGGCAGCACCGGTCAAGGAAGAAAAGCCGAGCTGGAAGCCACAGGTATTGAAAGCAGCGTGAGATGGGCAGAAAACCAACCAAGAACCTGGGCCTGCCGGCGCGGATGCGCGCCCGAGTAAAGGCCAAGGGCAAAATTTATTACTACTACGACCACGGTGGCCGGCCGCGCAAAGAGACGCCGCTCGGCTCCGACTATGTGGAGGCGATCAGAAAGTGGGCAGACCTGGAGCAGGCAAGCCTTCCCAAAGCCGGGATGATCACATTCAAGGTGGCGGCGGATCGATACACCCGCGACATCATCCCGACCAAGGCCACGCTCACCCAGCGCGACAACCTGAAAGAGATCGCCAAGCTACTCGAGTTCTTCAACAACCCGCCCGCGCCGCTGGATGAGATCGAACCGATCCACGTTCGCCAGTACCTGGACTGGCGCGGCCAGACCGCCAAGACGCGTGCCAACCGAGAAAAGGCCCTGCTCTCACACATCTGGAATTGCGCCAGGGAATGGGGCTATACCGCCAAGCCAAATCCATGCGCAGGGGTACGCGGGCACAAAGAGGTGGCGCGTGATGTGTACGTTGAAGATGCCAGCTTCCAGAAGGTCTACGACGTGGCCGAGCAACCACTCAGAGACGCTATGGATCTGGCGCTGCTCACTGGCCAGCGCCCGGCCGATCTACTGAAGATGAGTGAGGCGGACATCAAGGACGGGATGCTATGGATTCGACAGGGTAAGACCGGCGCGAAGCTGCGCATCAAGATCCAGGGCGAGCTGGCCGAGGTGATCGAACGGATCAAGCGGCGCAAGCAAGAACACAAAGTCCGCAGCCTGAAGCTCCTGATCGATAACGATGGCATCCCGCTGGCCGCGACCGGCCTGCGCTCGAAGTTCGACCGGGCGCGAGAGCAATCTGGCGAGACATGGCAGTTCCGCGATCTGCGGGCGAAGGCCGGTACCGAGAAGGAAATGGCGGGAGGCATGGGCGCAGCCAAAGACCTGCTCGGCCACGCATCGGAGACCATGACGACCGCTTACGTACGGCACCGCGCAGGCAAGCTGGTGGAGCCCACAAAGTAGGAATTGCGGACCGGAAGTGGAATTGCGGACCAAAACAAACGGGGCTTCCATTACTGGAAGCCCCGTCGTTATTGGTGGGCCCGCAGGGACTTGAACCCTGGACCAAAGGATTATGAGTCCTCTGCTCTAACCAACTGAGCTACAGGCCCGTAAGGCTTTAGCCCTCGCTAGCCAGGCTGTCGAGGAAGCTCTTCAGACGTTCCGAACGGGTCGGGTGGCGCAGCTTGCGCAAGGCCTTGGCTTCGATCTGACGAATACGTTCACGCGTCACGTCGAACTGCTTACCGACTTCTTCCAAAGTGTGGTCGGTATTCATTTCGATGCCGAAGCGCATGCGCAGCACCTTGGCTTCGCGTGGGGTCAGCGTATCCAGCACATCGCGGGTTGCGTCGCGCAGGCTGGCGTAAACCGCCGCATCCACCGGGGCCAGATTGTTCTGGTCCTCGATGAAGTCGCCCAGATGGCTGTCATCATCGTCACCGATCGGCGTTTCCATCGAGATCGGCTCTTTGGCGATCTTGAGAATCTTGCGGATCTTGTCTTCGGGCATGTCCATGCGCTCGGCCAAAGTAGCCGGATCGGGCTCAAGGCCGGTTTCCTGCAGAATCTGACGCGAGATGCGGTTCATCTTGTTGATCGTCTCGATCATATGCACCGGAATACGGATGGTGCGCGCCTGGTCGGCGATCGAGCGGGTAATGGCCTGGCGAATCCACCAGGTGGCATAGGTCGAGAACTTGTAACCACGGCGGTATTCGAACTTGTCCACCGCCTTCATCAGGCCGATATTGCCTTCCTGAATCAGGTCGAGGAACTGCAGGCCCCGGTTGGTGTACTTCTTGGCGATAGAGATCACCAGACGCAGGTTGGCCTCGATCATCTCGCGCTTGGCGCGACGTGCCTTGGCTTCACCGGTGGACATCTGCCGGTTGATTTCCTTCAGGTCCTTGATCGGCAGCATGGCGCGGGTCTGCAGCTCGGTCAGCTTGCTTTGCTTTTCCATCACGGCGTGCTGATAGCGCTCGAGGATGCCGGCATAGGGCTTACCCGAGGCAATCTCGTTCTTCACCCAGTCCAGATTGTCTTCATTGCCGGGGAAGGTCTTGATGAAGTGCTCGCGCGGCATCTTCACCTTCTGCACGCAGATATCCATGATCTCGCGCTCGTAGCCGCGGATCTCGTCCACCATGCCACGCACGCTGTCGCACAGGTTTTCCACCTGACGCGCCGAGAAGCGAATCTTGAGGAACTCGGCCGATACCTGCTCTTGCAGCGCCAAGTACTGCTTGCTGTGCGGGCCGTGTTTTTCCAGCGCCTTGAGCATCTTGTCGAACAGGGCACGAATCACTTCGAAGTGTTCGCGCGCCTTGTTCTTCAGCTCTTCCAGATTAGCAGCGGCGGCGGCACTGCCATCGTCCTCTTCAGCGTCGTCGTCGCCACCTTCGATGGCTTCATCTTCCGCTTCCGGATCCGGCAGCTCAGGCGCTGGCAATGCCTCTTCCTCGACCGCATTCGGGTCGATGAAGTCATCCACCACATCGTCGATACGAATTTCGTCCGCCAGTGCACGATCAACCATGCCGATAATGTCGGCCACGGTGGTCGGACAGGCCGAGATCGCCTGCACCATGTGCTTGAGGCCATCTTCAATACGCTTGGCGATCTCGATTTCGCCTTCGCGGGTCAGCAGCTCGACCGTGCCCATTTCGCGCATATACATACGCACGGGGTCGGTAGTACGGCCGAACTCGGAATCCACCGTCGACAGCGCCGCCTCGGCTTCTTCGGCGACGTCGTCGTCAGCCACCGCGGCGGGGGTCGAATCAGACATCAGCAAAGACTCGGCATCGGGCGCCTCGTCGTATACCTGGATGCCCATATTGGTGATCATGCTGATCACGCCTTCGATCTGCTCGGCGTCCAGCATGTCTTCCGGCAGATGGTCGTTGATCTCGGCGTAGGTCAGGAAACCACGCTCCTTGCCGAGCACGATTAGGGTCTTGAAGCGCGCCTTACGGGCCTCATTGTCGAGACGCGGTTCTGCGTCGCGCTGGGACTCTGACTTGCCGAGGTCTGGATTTGCCGCCATATGGGGTGATCTCGAATCTAATACGGGGAAACGTAGAATAGTACCACGGATCGCATCCTTTTGGGACGAAATCCTTGATCCAAAAGCGCAACTTGGGTAAGCAAGCGATGCGCCCAACATGATTTCGGCTGCACGGGCAGTAGGCGGTTTCCAACCCTCTACTCTGCAGCCAGCTTAGTTAGCCCAGCGCTGCTTTGCTGGCTTTTGTGCTCAACGTCCAAGCAGGACCAAGCGGCCATATTCTGCCCGCTCATCCGCACTCAGATTGCTCAAGCCCTTGGCCGCCAGTTCCGCCTGCCGGCGCGCCGCCTTAGGCTTTTCCATCAATAACAGATAGCGCGCGAGCGCCTGCTGCCAAGTTTGCGCCAGAATCGCCTCGTCACCCTCGCGATAGATGTCACGCCCCTTGGCAAAGGCGCTCGCCAGCAAGGGGGCACAGGCATCCTCGCGCAAGGCTTCCAGCAAATGGCCGGTAGCCGGCACTTCTGGCTGCTCCACCACAAAATCCACCACACGCAGAATCGCGCGCATGGAGGCATTCAACTCATTGGCCGGCAGCTCATTCTGCGGCAGCTCCAGTGCAAATTTCGGGGCGGCCAGCAGAATTTGCAATAGCTCGAAGCCCAGATCGCTCGCCTGCCGCTCGCCCGCGGGCGGCGGCGCACCCTCGTCACGCCCTTGATCACGTCGCCAGCCATCGCGCGACTTGCCTTTCCAGTTATTCGATTTTCCGCCCCAAGCACCATTGCCGGAGGCCGGCTGCCTGGGCTTAAATGCAGCTTGCGGTGCAGATGGCGCAGGAGCTGGCGCCTGGCGCGCAGCCATCGGCGAAGCCCCCCCCAACAACTGGCTGACCTCTGCCGCATTCAGCCCCGCCATCTCAGCCAGCTTCTTGCGCAACAGCACGCCCAGCGCCGGGGCACGGATCTGCTCGACCAGGGGCTTGGCCAGGAATAGAAACTTGGCCTTGCCCTCCTCGGCACTCAAATCGACCTGCGCCGCCAGTTCACGACAGAGAAAGGCCACCAGGCCAAGCGCCTCGTTATCGATCAGCGCCTCGAAGGCCTCACGCCCGAATTCGCGGATATAGCTATCCGGATCGTGCTCGGCCGGCAGAAACAGAAAGGACAAGGTCTTGCCATCGCTAGCCAGCGCGAGGCTGTTCTCCAGCGCGCGCCAGGCAGCCTTGCGCCCTGCGCGGTCACCGTCAAAGCTGAACACCACTTGGTCAGCCAGGCGCATCAGCTTCTTCACATGCTCGGGCGTGCAGGCGGTGCCCAGCGTAGCCACCGCATACTCGACCCCCAACTGTGCGAGCGCCACCACGTCCATATAGCCCTCCACCACTAGCACGCGATTGCGCGCGCGAATGGCGGCGCGCGCCTGCGGCAAGCCGTAGAGTTCCAGGCCTTTCTGGAATAGCGGGGTTTCCGGGGAGTTCAGGTACTTGGGCTCACCTTGGTCAATGATGCGCCCGCCAAAGCCAATCACCTGCCCCTTGCCATCTAGAATCGGGAATAGCACCCGATCGCGGAAGCGATCATAACGACGCCCAGAATCAGCGTTATCAATCACCAAGCCAACTTCGCCGAGCTGGGGATTACTGGCGTAATCGCTGAAGCAGTCGGCCAGCGGATGCCAACCATCGGGGGCATATCCCAGCCCGAAGCGGGCCGCGATCTGCCCACTGAGTCCACGGCGCTTCAGATAGTCAATCGCGCGCGGATGGCGCTTCAACTGCTCACGATAGAAATGCATGGCGCGCTTATTCAGCTCAATCAAGCTGCTTTGCAGCTGCCGGCGTGGCGCATCGTCGCGGCGCCCCTCGCGCTTGGGCATCTGCATGCCGATCGATTCAGCCAGCTTCTCCACCGCGTCCTGAAAACCCAGCCCCTCGTACTCCATGACAAAGCCGATGGCCGAGCCGTGCACACCGCAACCAAAGCAGTGATAGAACTGCTTTGTCGGGCTGACCGTGAACGAAGGGGATTTTTCCTTGTGGAAGGGGCAGCAGGCCGAGTAATTCTGGCCGGCCTTTTTGAGCGGCAAATAGCGTTCCACCACCTCGACAATATCGAGGCGGTTGAGCAGGTCCTGAATGAAATCTTCCGGAATCAGCGCCAT